TGCCAGCTCCAAGAGGGTGGCCGCGATCACCGCCGGCTGCACGATTGGCAGGTCGTCGCTGTCCAGGACGGGCAGCGGCGTGCCGGAGCTGTCCGTGACCACTACCCCGCTGCTGTCTCGCTGCAGGACGTACAGCCGCCACTCCTGCTTCAGCCATGCCGCGACCGAGGCCGACACGGCCGGGATCCACAGGGCCAGCCAACGGTCGTCTGCGTCGCTGTCGATGCGCAGCTGATCGCGCGCATCAGCGGGGGTGACGAACTCAAGCATTGCCGGCTCCCAGCTTCACCGGCTCGGCCGGCACCCTTACGCTCTTGCCGTCCTTGCCGTCGCGGCCCTTGCGCGCGGCCAGCGCCCAGTCCTGGTCGTTCTCCTGGCACGGCTTCGACGCGGTGTCGCGCTTGGCGATCCACAGCGCACCGTCGTGGGTGATCGACTGGCCGGCCTTCATCCCCATGCCCTCGCGGTAGAACCCGCGGTGGACCATGTACGGCAGCACCAGCTCCGTCCGGCGCTCGCCAGCACCAAGCTTGATGACGAACCCACGCTCCGCCTCGTACTCGCCAGTCGCTGTCTCGAAGCTGATGCCGTCTTGGCCATCCTCGCCCACGACCTTGCCCAGCTTCACCGCCTCGCCCTTGGTGGTGGTGATCACCAGCTCGCCGCCGCGATCGATCATTGCTCCGGCCAGGCCCACACCGTCAGCACCCGCCTGCGGCGGATTGGCGGCCAGATGCTTGGTCACCTGCGCGGCCAGCTGCTCATCGGTGACCGGATCTGCGTCACGGCCATCCTTCGGCGCCGGCAGTGCGGCGACAGCGGCCTTCACCGCCAGCTCGATCAACGCCGGGTCCGCATCGCGGCCGTGCTGGACCGGGTTCGCCTCGAAGTGCTTGGACACGGCATCGTGCGTGGCCAGGTCGACCAGAGTCAGCAACCGAGGCGAGGCCAGCATCTTGTCCACCACCAGGTCGGCCAGTGCATCGACGTCCACAGGCTCAGCGTTCTGGCCAGGTTCGCCCTGTAACGGAGCCCGCTCGCGTAGTTCCTGCAGCTCGCGCTTCACCGGCGCCACCGCTTCGCGGATCAGGCCGCCGATCTCCTTGCCGAAGTCGATTGGGTCAGTCATTGCGGAACACCTCGGCTCGCGCGGCCGCAAGGGCCCTGTGCATGAAGTTCTCCTGCTGCAGCGCGCGCAGTTCGTCGCTGTCGTCAGGCGGCGTATCGTCGTTGTCCGTTGCAGGTGGGTCGGCTTTAGCCGGCTCCGCGGGGATCTTGTTCTGGCGCACCTGGTCGAGCGGGTAGTCCTGCTGCTGCATGTAAACCGTGTCGCCGCCTTCCAGAGGGCCATAGCCAATCTTGAGTCGGCCGTCGTTCGGTGTGAGCACAGGGCCGCCCGTCAGCTTGGTGATCACCTCGGCCTGCTTTCCGACGTCCATCCTCAACAGCGGTTCCAGATCCAGCTCCACGCCCATCGGGCGAGAGATGCTCAGCCCATCGTCGAGCAGCTCTTCCATGCTCTCGATGTGCGCCTGCAGCGCGTCCGAGTAGTACAGCTGGTTGATGTCGTCGACCTTCATGCCAGCGGGAATCGAACCGATGCCGATCTTGAACGGCGGGATGCCGAACGGCTGGCACACCTGCTCGTCGGAGTAACGCATCTGCTCGACCAGCTGCGAATCGGCAGCCTTGAAGGCAAAAGGCGTGAACTTCATGTCCGCGCCAATCACCGCAACCTTGCCAGCGTTGGAACCTTGGAAGCTGGTGTTCCAGTATTCCTTCACCGCCTTCGCATCATCGTCCGACATGCCGGATGGAGCAGTCAGGATACCGCCGGGGTTGGCGCCATTCGCGAAGAAGGTGGTTGAATCCTTCAGGATTTTGAGGTTCTTAACCGCGGGCCAGTGCGCCGCACAAAGGGGCGGCACGCCGATCAACTGGTGGTGGAAGCAGTTCATCCGATCGTGGATGATTTCGGTGGCCGGCACGATCAGCTGGCTGCCCGGGTAGTTCTCCGGCAGCAGATTCGACCCGGTGCTGTAGTTGAGCTGGTAGAACACCTCGCCGCTGTCCGACACCATCGGCTGAACGCTGCAAGGATCGAGTATCCATAGCCTGTTGACGACCCGGCGCTCGTCGCGACCTTTCAGCACGTAAGCATTGCCCTGGATCAGCTTGGACAGCATCCAGGCCGCACGGAACTGCTGCGCAATCTGGTAGCCGTTCGGCTTACGCAGGACTGGCCAGTACGCCGTATTGTTCTTCTCGACGCGCCATACCCCATTTTCGTCCTCAGACTTCAGCACGAACGGCAGCTTGCCGATGTCCGAGGCAATGCGATTGAGGCAGGCGTAAAGAGTCGGATATGTCAGGACGGTGGTAGCGCGTTCTTCCATGTTGCGTTGCCACGCACCAGTGAAAGGCTCCTGCACGGTCAAGGCATGCCAGCCGTCTCGCCCCGGCCCCGCCACTACCGGGGATAGCAATCTCAGGTAGTCGGGCCCATGTCGGCGCACGCCGGCCGCCGTGGCCAAATCCCGGGGCGAGAAGCCAGTCATTCGGATGCTTCCTTGTCAGGCTGGGCGGACTTGGCCGCCGCCTTCTTGGTTGCCTTTTTCGGTTTCCGATTCGGCTTGGCTGCCGCCTTATTGGGCGGCAGAACGAAGGCGGGCTGGGCCACCATGTCACGACGCATGTAACCCCCGCGCTGCTCAAGCGCCTGAGCCACACGCGGATGCACGGTGATCATTCGCCCGCTGCGCCCGACGATAACGACCTTGCTCATGTGAACCTCGCTGTTCTTGGCCCGAAGGCCCCGCCGATGTTCGGTTACGAGCTGGACGGAACCGAACCGCTACCCCAGTTCACACGGGCCCAGGCAACGGCCTGCGCACGGCGGCGCTGCCAGTTGATGAAGCGTTCCACCAGGAAGGCCACGCTGTTGGTCTGCCACAGCGAGACAACCTGCTGTGCCGTCGGCGTGGTGCTGTTCATGGTCGGGGCATCGTCCATCACCAGTGATGCCTGGTCCGACATCGAGACCTGCAGGCCACCTTCGTCGCCCAGGAAGATCTCATCGCCCTTGATCAGTGCGATGACCGCACCATCCTCGTCGTCCGGCACGAAGGCCGAAACGAACGCAGGCAGGCCCAGGAACGTGCCACCGGTGAAGTTGATACCGGGAAACTCGGAAGCACCAAGCGGGTTGGTCATCAGCGACAGCGCGATCGCGGTGCGCTCCGACATGGCCCAGAACGAGCCGGCCAGCGACAGGTTGGAGCCGGCAATGGCGTTCATCAGCGCGGCGGCGCCGGCGCGGATCGAATCCGGGTCGCTGCCCGCCGGGACGGTGGTCGCCGGCACGCCGTTCAAGATCGAGGCGGGCGCCTCGTCAGTAACGGCCGCCGCATCCGGGTCGATGAACTGCGTGTCGATCGTCTGGTTGACTGCGCGGCCCAATTCATCACGCAGGAGCGCATCGGCGGCCGGCGTGGCGCGCATCATGGTTTCCTTCGTCGCGGCAGCGATCGCTGCGACCTTCAGCGGGGTCAGCTTCGCACGCGTGTACGACCACTTGGTCAGCGGCTTCGCAGCGCCTTCCTTGACCCACTTGGCCGTGCCGGCCGAGCCCTGCACCAGAACCGGGGTATCGAACGGCAAGTTGCGCAGACGGTCGGATACTTGGCCCAGCAGGGACCGCGGACGCAGCCACTCGACGAAGTCTGCGAAGGCGACACCGCCGTCGGTGATCAGGTTGCCGGCCCAGGTGGCGTTGCCCGTGCTGGCCGCCGGCACTGCGGCCTTCTCCTGGATGATGCCGTGCAGTCGCTCATCGTTCGGATAGATGGCTCGCGCCACCTCCAACGGACTCTGGTGGTGCACGTGCGACACGGCGAGGCAACGAGCCATACGGGCGAAGCCGATGCCGGCGTCGGTCTTGTCGACCGTCTTCAGTTGGGCCGGCTCCAGCGTGCGGCCTTCGCCGTTGGCGGTGGCAGAGCCATGGGCCTTGATGATGGTGCTGACCGGCACAGCGGACTTCGCCTGGATCTCCAGGAGGTGCTCGAATCGCTCGATATCGCCGTCGATGGCCTTGATCTGGTCCTTGACCGAATCGAACTCTTCCTGCTCGCCAGTGTTCATCGAGCGGCCCTCGCCCATCGACTTCTGGACGACGGTGTTGAGCTGCTTCTCCAGCTCGCCGCGGGTTGCCCGGAGCTTTTCCAGTTGTTCTGCGATGTTCATTGTTCAGTTCTCTATCGTAGGCGCAGCCATACGGCCCGGGTTCCACGCCGGGCAGTGCCTGCAATATGGGAAAGCGGGTTCCACCCCGCAGGGCCGCATGGCCCGGTGCTTCATTGCAGCAACTTCACCGCGCCGCCGACCGGTCGATCAACCGCCGCCTGGCGCTGGACAAGGGGCACGCCGTAGTTAGCCGACCGGCGGATGCCGCCGGTGTCCATGGCCTTGATGGTCTGGATGGTCGCCGCGGCATTGGCCGGGATGGTGACCAGGGAAAGCTCGTAGATCTCGGTCTCGGTGAACCGGATGCCGCCGCCGTCCATGTAGCTGTACTCCAGCGCCCGGAAACCGATCGACACGCCGCGCACCAGCTGTTCCTTCACCGACTGCCAGGCGAGGTCACAGAGATCCTTCAGCGCGCCAGGCGTTGCGATCTTCGCCACATTGGCTGTGAAGGGAATGCCCTTCGCGGTCGGCTTGCCGAACTTCACGATACCCACGGGACTGTCGTGGCGGTGCTGCCACAGCAGCGGCAGCTCGGCGGCGAACTTGGCGCCCAGGGGCTCGACGATATCGCCATAGCGATCCGGCTCCGGCGTGGTCGCCCAACCGGTGATGATCTGCTGGTCATCGTCGTAGGACTTGACCTCCAACACGCTGTACGCGCGGTTCTCGGTATTCATGGTTTATCCCAATGTCATGAGGACGAGCGGCTTGCTCGGCTCGGCAGCGACGGGAATGCTTATACCCACCGCCATCAAAAGCGCTGTCATGTCGTCGATCTTGTCCGGCGACCGACGCTTGTCCGGGGCCATGTTCAGGTTCACGTCTTGGCGAGCAATCAGGTTAGCAGCGCACCACGCAAGCACTGGGTCGCCGTCGTGCACCAGTCGCTTGCCGATGTAGGCGCGTTCCAGTTCAGTCATCGCCGGGTGGTACGACTTCGGTCCCTGGATGAACTCAACCAGTGGAACCTCGGCCGCTACTAGCCTGCTGACCATTTCCGTCGCGTTCCAGCGATCGAAGGCCAGCGACTGAAGGTTGAATCGATCCCGCACGTCTAGGACGGCCTGTTCAATCACCGCGTAATCGGTGACCTCGCCTTCCGTCTGTTCTATCAACCCTGCCGCCACCCAGCCTGCGTAAGGCACCGTGCCGCGCTCGGTTCGCTGCGTAACAGCCGACTCCGGCACCCAGCGCCTTCCCCAAGTGACGATTTTGTCGCCGACCCGCCAGACCAGGCGGAGCGACGTGAGGTCGCGAGTGCTCGCCAGATCGAGCCCGCCCCAGCAAGGCGCGTCCCTCAGGGAATCGAGGTCCACCTCACCCGCGCAGGCGTTCCATTTGGGAAGGAGGATGAAGCCATTCGCTGCGGCCGCCGGCCGGTTCAATCTCTTGATCTGGAACTCCGCGAGCTTCGAAGGCATGGCCTTCGCCTCAACGGATTCCTTACGGATCGCGGCCAGCAGATGTGGATTCACGTCCATCAACGGGTTGGCCTTGTGCCAAGCCTTCTCGTCGAAGTCCGCGTCGTCCTTATCCACTGCGAAGAAGATGGCCAGGAAGTGGTCGGCCGTCTCCCCGAAGACACCCTCTAACAACTGGCTGGCAAACTGCCGGATCTCCGACCACGGCCCGGGGTTGGCGTATCCCTCAGTGGTAGTGAACAGCCACAGAGGATTGCGTCTGGCACCGGCCGCCGACTGAAGCACGTTCAGTAGGTCCGGCGTCTTGTGTGCGTGGATCTCATCCAGCCCGACGTGGGAGGGATTCAACCCGTCCTGCGTGCTGGCCTTTGCATTGATCGGCTTGAACGTTGCTCCCGTCTCGACGCGGCTGATGGCGTTGGCCCAGCACTCGAGCCCGTAGGCGTCGCGCAGGTCAACCATCTTCTCTGCCATCCGCTTGGCGACGTTGAAGATAATGCGCGCCTGGCTGCCGGTGGTCGCCGCCGAGATAACCTGCGCGCCTTCTTCGTCCTCGCAGCATTGACAGTAAAGAAGAATCGCTGCTGACAGCGTGGACTTGGCGTTCTTGCGCGCGACGGCGAACAGGGCTGACGTGAAGCGCCGAGCGCCGTCAGCCTTTCGGAACCCGAACAACTGGACAACGAACCACACGTGAGACGGGTGCAACCGAATCTCTGGCGTGTCCCATTTCCCCTCAACGTGCGGCAGAAGCTCGATCCACCCGCAAGCGTGGTTCGCATGTTCCAGGGAGAACCAGAACGGCGCGCCCTTCTTCTTCGCACGCTTCAGGTCTTCTAAAAACCGCTTCGCCGCCAGCTTGATCAGCCTCCCGAATCGGCCAGACCTATCTGACGAGGCAGCGCGCGCATACGCGATCGCTACCTCAACGTAATCACTTGGCGGCTTGGGTTCTCGGCTTGCCGAGCGCGGTGAACGCGTTCCCGGGCTTTTCCGTGTCGCCATGCGGCCTCACCTTCCCTTGCGCCGCAGGTGTCAGGCCAAAGTCATTCATCAGGCCCCGCAGCTGGGCGACCATGGATGCTACGGGGGCCTCACCGGCGGCGTACAGCTGCACCGTTTTCCCGTGCAGGGCACAGAGCTGGCCTAGGGCGGAAAGCCCGGCCTCGGTCAGCAGCTTGTTGGCGTGGAGGATCGGCGCCAGCCGGTCCCATTCTTTGATGGCATGCGCATTCGGCAGCCAGTCCGGTGCCATCGGTACATCCGACACCAAAGGCAACTCGGCCACTTCGGCCGGCGCACGGTCTGGCCGGTCGGTCCCGGCAACCACCTTCAGCGTTGTGGGCTTGCGTGGGCGGGCCATGTTTGGGTCTCAAAAACTGAAATTTCTGAATTGACGGTGCAATTAAATGACTGAGCGGCCGGTGTCCGGGGGCAACCCCTCAGACTTTCGCCCCTCCCCCCCGGGGTCGTGGATGCGAATGGATCTCATTTGGTGGTCGTCCACGTCGGGGGTGAGGATGATTCGCACCTCGTGCCGCTTCGGCCTTGGTCTTCTCGACGTGGCAGTCCTCGCAGATCGCCTGCAGGTTGGCTTGGTCGTCCGTGCCGCCTTCGGCCTGCGGAGTGATGTGATCCACCTCGTCGGCCAACGTGACGCGCCCTGCTCGGTGGCAGGGCTGACACATGTACTTGTCGCGGGCCATCACTGCGTCGCGCTTGCGGCGCCAGGGCCGGCCGCCTCGTCCCTTGCCGTAATTCTCGACCTGGCCCTGAGCCTCGTGCACTCGCGCAAGCCTTGGCATCGGTTTGTGGCTGGACGGAAAGCCCGGCATCAGATGAACTCGATCTCGACCTTGCCGCGCTTGGTCCTCTCGATCGCCCGCTTGCGACGCTTGTGGAGACGCATCGGTGTCGCGAAGTAGCGGACGACTCCCTTTCGGGTGTCGGCGTAGAACACCTTCTCCACTGGCTTGCCGTCCACCATCACCAAGCGGCGGCCGCGGCCATCGTCACAGGTGTGAATATGGCTGTTGCTGCGCATCAGCCCAGGCTCTGCGACTGGTTCCGATCACCTGGGATCGGATCGCCGTTTAGGCTGACAGCCGTGGCGTCCTGCTCTTCCTCGCCCTCGGCAGCAAGAGCGCTGATTAGCGCATCTAGCTTCTTCTCTATTCGGTCCATCTGCGTGTTGACCTCCACACCAACATGCCGGGGCGGATTGGGTGGCGGATCTGGCCGGCGGCCGGGAGCCGGTGGATTGCTGCCGTGACGCAGCGTCATGGCGTCACCTCGGCACGGTCGGCGACGACGACGGCTTGGCAGGCGCGGAGCTGGTCGTCGGCGTCTCGACCGATTCGAACAACTCGGCCCGCAAACTCTTCTCGGCGCTGGGTTGCCGCATCACGTTCGAGGGCGCCGGCTGCGGTCTGGGACAGGAGGTTGGTGTGGCACGCGGCGAGGTCGTTGCGCAGGCGGAGAGCACCAGAGCGCAGGTCAGCCACAACAGCATCAGCGACGGCCGGGGCCGCAGCGCGTTCTTCTTCATGCTTTGCTCCGATGGTGGCCAGTGCACCGGCCTGGGTTCGCTCAAGGGCGCGGGTTTCGTTGACTTGGACGACTGCTGCGGTTGCGTTGGCGGCAACCTCACCGGAGGCGGATACCTCAGCCCGGCTGCCGCGCCAGCTCCACGCCACGGAGAACACCACCGCCGTCCAAGCCAGCAGGGCCACCAGAACGATCAGGGCACGGCTCATCCAGCCACCTCCGGTGGAATGACCGCGCCAAGCCCGCGCAGCGAGGCCTCAAGTGAAAGAACGCGGAGGCGCAACCGATGGGCTTCCTCTTGGGCAGCCATACGCAATTTCATTTCGTCAGCCAGCTGCTGACCGAGCTTGAGCTGGCTCGCTTCCAGAACCTCGACGCGCGAGGTAAGGCCGGCAATCAGCGCGACGCTGCCGTCGGACTCGGCCTTGTCCTGCTTTCTGCTGAGGACGGCACCGATGAACTCCCGCGCGATCCACAATGCGGCTGCGCCGCCGGCGAGCCACCAGGGTGCGGTCGTCTCTTCCATCAGGCCGTCCTCTCCAATGCATTCAGCGCACGCGCGTATCGCGCGCGCCGATCAGCTGCGCCGGTCTGGCCGTTGTTGATGCGCTCGGTGATGGTGTCGAACTGCCCGGAATCCGCAAGCCGGTTGAGGTTCCTCGTCTCCCAGTAGGCGCCAGCGGCCAGGGCGCCCCACTTCGGCAGTTCCAGAAGCTCGGGCTGCAGCTCGAAGTCGGGAACGCCGGCGATGCCCTTGGCCCGCAGCGTGTCCCGCATACCTGCGTAGTTCGCCTTGCCCGTGTTCTGGATCGGCCCACGACCACGGTAGCGCCAGCCATCACCGCTGGCCTCAGGGCCGTTTCCCATGCGCCCGGCGTAGGCGTTGTTCGCGATCGCCTGAGGCTTCCGCTCCAGCGCGCGCGCCAGTTGATTCGGCACCAGCGGCTGAGCCTTCGGGTTCACCGAGTACCTGGTCGGCCAGGTGTTCGCCAAGCCCTGGGCGCCGTAGTTGAGGTTCTCCACCACAGTGGACAGACCGTCAGACTCGTGGCCGATCTGTGCCAGGAAGGCGGCGGCTCGCTTCGGGGTCGCAATGCCGAACACGCGGAACGCAGTAGCGAGTGGTTCCGCCCACTGGGCGGCGACGGCGGCGCTGCAGCCCACCGCCTGCTGGATTGTCGAGGCGGTCAGGATCATGGCGGGTCCGGAAATGGAAAACCCCGGCTGTTTGCCGGGGTCAGGTCGTGCGCGATGGTAGGGAATCTACCCTCAAAACTGCGGGAGTGTCACTCCCGCACTATTTGGCTGAGAGCACTTCGACTAATTCATCGACGGTGATGGATCGGTCACCGAGCTGCGGACGTATCGTCAAGAAGGCATCCAACATTCGCGCATAGCGTTCTTCTCGGGCTCCATGAGAGTTGAAATCGTCGTATTTACCATTCTTGAGGTCTTCAAACATCCCGAGCTCGTTGATGGCAACGTCAACGTATGACCTGAGTTCCGGCTCGTTGTTACCGTCGAAACCGTCGAACAATCGGCCCTTAGTGCTCCAACCGACACGCGCATCCAAATCTGCCCGCTCCGGGGCAGTCAACTTTGCATTGGCGCGTTCCAAGAAGCTGAACATGTCGAGCACGTCGATCACAAAGCGAAACCCGTCGGGAGTGTCATTCCCATCGAAAATCGAGCTGTGTTTCCAGCCGATCGCAAACTCGTGCTTCCATGCAGCAGCCTTGCCGATGAAATCCGGATCGAACTCCCTATTTATCTTCAGCTCCTTCTGGATGTCCGCGAGCATCATCACAATCAGGCGCTGTTCGTCAGTGAACTTCATAATTCCTCCGTGAATAGCGGGCCACGGCGGCCCGCTTTCAACGAGTCTACCCCGCCGGCCCGGTCAGGCGGCCCGGCTCAAGGCAGTCGAAAGTGCACAGCACGCCTCCTGCTCCGACTCGATCATCTGCTGCAGGAGCCACTCATACACCCCACGCCATTTGGCTCGGTAGGTAGACTCGTCCCGCCCAATGGCCGCGGCACGGCGGCGGTCGCTCACGGCGCCCAGGCCCGACCCGCTGCATACCTTGCATACCACTCGAAGATCCCCGGCCATCGTTTCGCCGCGCCCCTCGCAGGAATGGCAATGTGCCCGGGTCGCAATCTCAGTGATGACCGCGCCGGCCAGGCTCGGCAGCGACTCCAGCGTGCTGATCGGCCAGCACTGCGCCTTGACCTGGCCCAGACGGTGGGCGGCCCGGTCGCGCTCGGCGCGCTGCTCGGCGGTCACAGCGCCCGCCCAGCCCATGCAGACCTCGGCCAGGCCCAGCTCGGTGCGTGCGTCCGCCAATCGCCGCTGCTGCCGGCGCAGCTCCGGGGTGACCAAGGCGATCACCGCATCCCGCAGCTTGTGCCGGCGCAGCGCCGCGCCGTCCGGCCACCAGCACGCCTCGAGCAGTTCCCGACCCAGCCCGGCGGGCACCATCCCCAGCGCCGCCGCGATGTCCTGATTGGTCAGGTCGGGCGTCCCGCCGCGGCCGGTGTCGAATTTGACGGTGCTCGGGCCCAGGCGGGCCATCAGCTCGCGAACGTTACCCATGTTGGTTCCCCTGCTCTTGGTGGCTGTTCTGTAGTTCGTCTCGCGCTGCCCGCATGGCGGCTATCCACCGGTAGGCTGTCGCCCGGTGCATCCCAAATTCGTCCTGTAGTTCCTTCACCGACGGAAGCCGGTGGCTGTACCTCAGAGCGATGCGGCAGGCCATCTGGAGCTGGATATTGGCCGCGCTCGCCGTGGGCGCCAGGCCACCGGTGTAGTGCTGCCCGTTCATGGCAGCCCCTGCTCGGTGCCGCCGGTGATACGCATCACCACCTGCCCGCCTGGGCGGCGCTCGGTCTTCACGTCCGGGTGGCTCTTGAACCGCTTGTCGTCGATGCCCAGCACCTGCGCGATCCCGTCCCGGTACGCCTTGCAGCGGCCGATCATGTTGTCGTCGTCCGGCAGCTTCTTGCCCGGCGCCTGGTAGCAATCGATCCAGAGGTGCAGTCGACCCTCCGGCAGCCACGCATCGCGCCACCCGGCCTCGAACGCGAGCACCACCGCCAGCTGCCGCGCAGCCTTGGTTGCCGCCGCCTTGACCCTGTAGTGCACCCGCGCGTTCGGCGACAGGTCCTTGCTCGGCCATGGCAGCACCAACTCCAGCGCGCGCTCAGTAGCCATTTCGGGCGGGATCCAGTGGGAGGACGGCAAAGCCATTCGCCTCAAGCTCGCGCAGCAGCACCAAGCCCCGGTCGATGTAATCTCCAGCCGATGCCTTGGATGCGGCCGAACAGGCTTCGCCGATCCGCCACGCATCAAGGTTTCCCGGTTGGCGACCTGTGTAGGTGTACGCGCTGTCTCGGCTCATGCCGCACGCTCCATCTGCTCCCAGTGCGTCGGCAGGCGCTGTACCCGGCCGCCACGTGCCAGGAACTGAGCCACGGTCTCCACGGCGGGCATCGGCTTCGCCTTGGCCGGCACCGGCGTGTTCGCCGCCTGCATCTCCACCCGGGCAGCGCGCGAACGCTTCGGGGAGGCAGGTGCGCGCTGGCGGGGTGGGCGCGGCGTCCTGACCCGCCGCGCGTCCCTCTCGCGCTGGCGCTGCTTCCGCTCCGCGTCGGTCAGTACCACCCGCGGCATGCCCTGGCCCGTCAGCTGGAACACTGGCCCGATCTTGGTCTCCGTGCGGGCGAGGAACCCTGCGGCGACGCAGTAGCGCAGCGCGTCGCGCACTGCCGAGCGTTGGTCGGCCGTCTCGGCACCGCACCCCTCGCAGACCGCCAGCGCCGTCCAGGGCGCGTCGATCGCGTTCTCGGTCAGCCAGGCGCGGACAGTGGCCGGCGTCGGATTGGTTCTGGTGGTCATGCTGCCTGCCTCTGTTCGTTGATGAAGGTCTGCTGCGCTATCAGCTCGTCGTCGGTGCCGTACGTCTCGTGGAAGGTCCGCGAGCCATCCATCAGGCTCGGGCCCCACTTCTCGCGCATCTGCGCGAAGCTGTTATTGCCGAAGGGGTGTCGACGGTGGTGCCAGACGCACAGGCAGAAGCCGAACCAGTGCCCGCGCCGAATGTTTCCGGACTTGGTGTGCTGGTAGTCCCCTCCGACGAACACCTGCTCAATGTCCAGTAGCCCTTGGACCACCAGCGACAGGCATGCCATGCACGGGCCCACCTTGGACGCCTCGATGCGGGCGCCCTCGGCAGCGGTCGGCGGCGGTGCCTTGGACCACATCAGCAGTTCACCCGCTGGACGGTCACGCCTATGCTTACACTTCCCCGCAGAGGCGCACCCACATGGCTCAGCCAAGCAGTTACTGCCCAATCCTTCTTCAATGGCCCTGCCTGCCTACCAGCGAATGGGCGGCCTGGGCTCAGGTCTTGGTAGCAGTCGCGATCGGCTTCGCCGCCGTATACGTCCCTTGGCGAATGGCGCAGATGCACACCCGCCGACGGGTTTCGTCCGCTCTTACTCTGTGCGGAATTACAGCCTTTCAGTTCATCCAAGCGGCAGACGCAGCCCTCGCCCGGCACCCTGACCCGATGCACTACAAGTATTTTCGCGATGCAGGCAACGACATGCTTCAAGCACTGCGACAGATCCCAACGCACGAACTCATCGAGTGGGAGGTCATGCACGCCCGCATCTATCTGGAACTCCGCTGCGTTGAATTCGTGAACCATGCAAATACTTGGCTCAACGACGACTCCGGCTTCACAGATTTGCCGCCTCTTGCCCATGAGGAGATGGAACGACTGCGTGAGCTTTTGCAATGCAGCATTGGCGAAATTTCCAACCTCATGCGCCGACCGTACTCTTTGAAGAATTGGATTATCGGAAAGCTCCGTCGTGGCCCTCGTGGTCCCGCATCTTTGCGCTAGTTGACGGTTCATCACGCCCTCGCCAGCTCGTGGTCGCGCGGGACCGTGAACCCTGCAGCGCGCGCATGCCCGCCGCCCCCGTACAGCTTGGCGACCTCACTCACGTCCACGCCCTGATCGGTCGAGCGCAGGCTGAAGACCCGGCCACCGTCCTTGTCGTAATAGCAGGCCGCGAACGGCTTGCCCTTCGCCATCAGGTGCCCGGCGTCGCTGGCCAAGGTGTATGGCAGGCTCGCCACCGGCACGTCGTAGTGGCCGATCACCATCTGGCGCTTCGCCACCTTCACCAGCTCGGCCACGTCCTTGTGGTGCTTGCGCTCGATTGCCACGCCCTGGGCGCGCAGCGTCTCCATCGGCGTTTCCATCAGCAGGTCCCACACGTCGAACTCGTAGGGGTAGCTGAAGACCGCCGCCTGGATCTCGCGCGTGCCCGGCAGGGCGAAGCGCCACAGGTCCCGGTCTTCCACGTGGTCGATCAGCTCAGGCCGCGGGGCGCCGGGGTGGAAGAAGTCCCACGCGATACCCGCTCCGCTTCGATCCATGTCGAACAGCGCATAGATCATCGCCTTCTGGATGCCCTCGCACTTGTCCTGCTCAACCCACCCACGGAAGTGATGCCAGGTGGGGTCGACTTCGGCGTCGAAGCCTTCAATGCGGACAACGGTCAGCTGGTCATCAGCGGTCAAAGGATTGGCAGGCAGTTCCGCCTCGGCGCTCTTGTGATGGTCCAGCACCAAGATCGAGCGGGCGACCAGCTGTAGGTCCAGCATCACGTGCGGCGGATAGCAGAAGTCCACCAGCACCAGGTCACGGCCTTCTACCGGCGGCGGGGGCGCTCCGTGCACCGCAGCGTAGAAGTCGGCGTCCATCGCCTGACGGACGGCCCATGCCGCGGTGAATCCGTCGGCGCAGTTTGCGTGGTAGATGACCAGCGGCTTCATGGTGCGGTTGCTCCTGTGGAATGGGTGGCCCGGCGCCGGCGCGGCGCTCGGTTGCATTTACGGGCCTCGGCCTCAAGGCGCTTCGCCTCGGCCAGGTAGTAGTCGTGCCGCGACTGACGCTCGTCAGCGCGGAACTGCTTGTCCTTCAAGGCCGTCTGCGCGGCAGCGCGGTAGGCCTTGGCCAACTTCCTGAGCGCTGGCTCCTGCAGGCGCGGGTCGTGTTTGAAAATGTCCAGCTGGTTGTTGTCAGAGCGCATCAGGCGGCCAGCTCCCGTGCCATTTCCTCCAACCGGGCGCGGATCTTCTCGTTGGCGCCTGGCGCGGCCTCGACCTTGCCGGCCAGCAGCGCTACCGGGTTGAAGGTCGGCGCCGGCGCGGGCAGCTGCAGGTGCTGGCTCACCGACTCGTGCTGCAGCAGACCCTTGGTCACCGCATCCGACAGCACAGCGCTGCGGCTGGCTGCATCGAAGCCCAGCGACGGGGTGTAGGTGGCCACCTGTCGCTCAGCGCGCGCCTCCTTCAGCAAACGGGCGTATGCCTCCAGGAAGGCCAGCCGCGCCGCGATCTTGTCGCCCGCCTCGACCAGCGGCAGCGCCACGTTCCATGCCTGCTGGGTGGTCGTGGTCCACACCACCGTCGCGCGCTCGTCAGCAGCCTGGATCGCCACCGCCCATGCCTCGTTGGGCGCCGGGTGGCCGTCGTCGATCCGCTCCAGCACCGCAGCCAGCGACAGCCGTCCCTTCAGTTCCCTGCGGCAGCTGGCCAGCGCCTTCTCGAGCACCGGCAGCGCGTAGCAGGCCAGGTCTTGAACCATGTAGGCGGCGGCGGTGGGCCGCAGCTGGTCGCCGATCACCTCAGCGGTAGCCACCAGCAGGTCAACCAGGTGGTCTTGCTCGTGATCAGCCAGCATTGGCCGTCCTCCGGTTGCGCAGCAGCGCCTTAGCCTCATCGGCGGCCGTGACGTTGGACTGGGTCTGGTCGGTGTGGCGGGCGCTGGTCTCGGTCACCTGGCGGTTGGTCGCCCACTGGGTTCGGTACGCCTCGCAGCGCGCCAGCAGCAGGCCCAGGTCGTGCATGCCCTGCACCACCAACCGCTCGTTGACCCGCAGGAACCACGCTGCCACCAGCGGCGCCTCGGCGTAGCCCAGGCGCTGCACGATCTGCTTCACGTTGGCGTTGACCTTGGCGTTGCGCACCGGGGTCGCACCGTGGCGGGTCCGGTAGGCGATGGCGTAGGCGGTCCACGTCGCTCGGCATGCGGCCTGCAGCTCGGTCTCGGTATCCACCACCGGCGGCGCGGCCGACAGGCCCGCCGGAGATGACGGTTCTTCTGACGGTTCAATGATGGTTATATGACGGTTAGGCGGCACGGGGCGCACCTCCAGACCTGCGCCCCCTGCCTCACCCCCTGCACCGGGCGCAGCCCCGAGTGCATCGGGCGCACCCCCTGTATATGCTGCACCCCCTGCGCCCGGTGCAGCCCCCGATTTCTTGGCCTTGCGCTTCGCCTTCGTGCCAGCCGCCGACACGTCGAACTTGCTCGGCGTCACCGAATACACGTTGCTGCTGTTGAAGCGCCGCTCACGGCTCAGCAGGCCGACCGCTTCGAGATGATCCATGGCGGTGCGCACTGCGCGCTCGGACATGCAGCAGCGCTTGGCGATGGTGCCGATGGCCGGCCAGCACACGCCGTCGTCGTTGGCTTGATCGGCCAGGGAGATGAGCACAGCCTTCTGCGTAACGCTCAGGCTCTGCAGCGGCCAGCACTGGCTCATGATGATGGTCGACATGTCAGAGCCCCAGTGCCAGGTTCTCGCCCGGGGCCACCGGCCACCAGGTGCACGCGCTACGGCCGCTGACCTCGCACGGCTTCTTCGGGCCACGCCACGCGCGCCCGTCTTCCAGCAGCTCAGGGAGGCGACGCGCGAGCATGTAGCGATCGTGGCCGGTAGCCTTGGCCAGCTCCATGCTGGTGAGGCCCGGATAAGCCTTCACTGCGGCAGCCGCCCGGTCCTGCTGCCACGCCTGCAGCCCGCTGGACACCACGTGCGCAGCGGCTTCATGGCTGGTGCTGATGTCCGTGCCGCGCGCCGGATGGTTCATCCCGATCATTCCGCACCCCGCTCTGCCGCTGCCTCGGCGTGCTGGCTGACCTGGACGATGGCTGCCATCACCTGTGCGCAGGCGCGGCTGATGGCGTCGGCCTCGTTCGGGGAGATCCGGCTATCGGCCATCGCGTTCGAGATAAGCTCGGCCAGGCCACCCTTCGCCGCAGCTGCGGTCAGAAGTGAGGCGATCAGCGAACCCGACTCCGGCGCTTCAACCCGCTGAGCGACAAAGCCATGCTCAGCGCACAGGGCATGCAGGATTCGGAAGTCACCGGTGCGCGCCATAAGCGTGTCCGCCTCCTGCAAGCTCAGCAGGTTGCGGTCGTTGTTCGGGTTGACCTTCCCGCGCAGGGTTGCATCGGACATTCCCATGCGCGGTGCGAGGGCAACGGAGCCGCCTGCGTGCTGGTGGACGGTGTCGTATGCGGCGTCGGTGACATTCATCGGAGGCGTACTCGAATGGATACGTGGGAACTTCTGCGGCGCAACATCAGCGCCATGGACGAGATCAACTCAGGGATCGAGGGCGCCGCCCTCCTTGCGCTACGCTGGAAGTGCGAACAACACAGCCCGCAAGGAGGGCGACATGGAACTCAGGGAAGACCCGGCATTCACCAGCTTGTTTGCACAGGTGCAGGTGCTGGAGATGGTTGTCATGGCAATGGTCAAAGCCCACCCGCAGCCGTCGGAACTTCTCGAGCAACTGGAACAGCAGCTCGACTTTCTTCGCTCGCTGAGCAGCGCGAGAGCGACGGATCTACTTGGCCGTTTGGCTCATGCCAAGATCGATCAGAAAGCTCAGGGATGGCTGGAGTACGCTCGGGATCAGCTACCCGAGGCTTGAGAAAGCCATCAAGGTTGTCCCCGATCATCTTCCGAGCCAGATCGTCGGAGCGGTCTCGCTTTTCGTGCCAAGCACGCGTTGCGGCCTGGATGCCAGCGCGCGTCCGGGCTTCTTGCGCCAGATCGCTCTTCGATTGGGCGGTCAACCAGTCCCTCAGCCACAGCCGGGGATTCCACTTGTCGGGCAACGTGCGCATCTCAGGCGGCCTCTACGGTGACGATGCGGTCTGCATCGGGGTCATCGGGCCGGGTGGCCACTGGCGCAGGCACCTGCCCGCCGAGCAACTGCAGAACCTGCGGAAGGGCTGGGACGCCCTGCTCTTCCGGCCAGGCCTGGACCTGGGCAACGGGAAGCCTCAGCACCTTGGCCAAGTGCGCATCGGTCTTCAGGCCCAGCTTGGCCCGCAGCGCGCGCTTGCTCATTCGGCTATCAACCAGAGCAGCGGCGGCTTGCCGCTCCGTCTGGCCGGGCTTGGGGCCGAACACGGCCGGCAGCAGCTCAAACCTGCTGACCACACCACCAGTGGCCAGATCGATCTGGATGGCACGCTCCGCCCTGATCGCGGTGGTGCCCTTCTCCCACTGGGAGACCAGACCCTGGGTGGCGGGCGTACCCGTTTCCGTCAGCAGTGCAGCAAACGCCGCCTGCGACAGGCCCTTCTCTTTTCGGTAGCTGGGAATGTCCATGGACCAAGTATGAGCGCCCCTCATATCTCGGTCAATAGTGCCGCTATTGGTAAATCATGAACGCATTAATTAGCGTTCCTCATATGGAAGCATCACGCAAAGCGAAGCCCACTCCAGCCGACGTCGCAGCAGCGGCGCGGCTGAAAGCCGCATGGGCAGAGAACGCGCGTTCACTGGGTATCACTCAAGAGAAGCTGGCGCACGAGCTGGGTATCACCCAAGGCGCAGTTAGCCAGTACCTCAACGGCAAGATCCCCATGAACTACCGGACTCTCAAGGTGTTCGCGGCAGCTCTAGGAATTGAGGACACAGATATCAGGAACGATTTGCCCGAGCAGCAGTACAGCTCTGCACCTCCCCACGACGACGCGTGGGATGACATCGTCGGGTACTCCCAGGCTGCCGGCCTCGGTGTTGGCGCCGAGGCTGCTGAATACGCGGAAACGCACAGCCTGAAGTTCAAGAAAACCAGCCTGCGCCGCCGTGGCATCTACGGCCGTGACCTCGCCGTTTACTACGGCAAGGGCGACAGCATGCAACCGACCATCAAGGACGGCGACGCCATCCTGTTTGACACGTCGGACACCCGCGTGGTCGATGGCCTGCTGTACGTGATCCAGGTCGATGGCATGGCCAACCCCGAATACTTCGTGAAACGCGCCATGGTGCTCGACACCGGCGTCTACTTCCAAAGCGACAACCCGCATGGCGACCACCAGTGGCGCAAACCGAAGCCGATGGCCTCAAAGCGGCATCCGATCACCGTCATCGGCCGTGTCCACTGGATAGGTGGATGGGCAGACTGAGGCTTAGCTGATGCGACCGACTCGTGAAGATTTTCAGGCATTCATTGCCCAGCGGGGGGTTGCCCGAGCTTGTCCGTGCTGCGGCAGCGAAGGCTACTTCACCGGTGGCTTAACCGAAGGCGAAGCCATTGCCGGGCTGATCTACGCACTATCTCCGCCAGAGGGGGGGATGCCTGCTGAGGCCTCAGATTACATGCGCCCGCAAATCTCCATGATCTGCAGCAACTGTGGTTACGTACGTCTATTCGACTACCAGGTCGTACAGGAGTGGGCGAACTACTTCCACGGCGTAAACGAGTCCACTGGAGGACAACGTGGCAGCTGACAACGTGCATTGGCCGGAGGCCTTTCAAAAACGTCGCCCCCTTGAAAAGGGAGACGGGGGCGGCAATGATGGGGACATGGAAGCACGTGTCGCCAAACTTGAAGCCGCCGTCGAGTACATCCAGCGGGATGTTGCTGAGATCAAAGGTGACGTGAAATCGATGGACCAGGCCCTCCGGCAGTTCGGCGGCGAGGTTAATGGCGAGTTCAAGGCCGTCCGGGCTGAGGCCCGGGCCGATTTCGTGAAACTTTTCTCCGCACTGATTGTTGCCACCCTTGGCCTTGCAGGGCTCATGGCAAAAGGGTTCGGCTGGCTGTAACCGCCACCGTCAACGCCTCGCCTCACCAGAACCCCGCTCCGGCGGGGTTTTTGTTGGGCGCCGCACACTTCTGACCTGCTCATGACCACGTTCAGAAAAATTCACGATCCAGATATAAGCGCCCCTATTGACGAATAGAATTAGCGCCACTAATCTTTAGCCGTCGCCCCAGTAACAGCCCATCCGGGCCGGGGCACGGAGACTTCCATGGCCAGCTTCATCGTCAGCGCGCGCGCCCACCCAGTCGTGGAAGCCCGCACCAGCACCGCCACCATCGTCATCAAAGCCGGTGGCGTCATCGTCAGCCTCTCCCCCGAAG